TATAGAGTACCTGCTAGCAAGTTTACAAGAAAAAAAATTACAGCAAACGAGCAAGTAGAACAACTAGAAGGTTTAGATACAACTATTGACTGGAAAAATACAGGTGACAATAGTTATGATGGTGAAAAGTTAAATTTGTTAGTACACGATGAAAGTGGTAAATGGGAAAGACCCGATAACATATTAAATAACTGGCGAGTAACTAAAACATGTTTACGATTAGGTAGTAGAGTAGTTGGTAAATGTATGATGGGCTCGACTTCAAACGCATTAGATAAAGGTGGAGAAAACTTCAAAAAATTATATAGATCGTCAGATGTCACAAAAAGAAATAGAAATGGTCAAACTAAGTCTGGTCTCTACTCTTTGTTTATCCCAATGGAATGGAACTACGAAGGGTTTATTGATGAGTACGGAGTTCCAGTCTTTAATAACCCTAATATCGACATCTTCGCACCAGACGGTGAACTAATAGATGTTGGTGTTATAGATCATTGGCAAAATGAAGCTGATGGCTTAAAAGGTGATCAAGACGCTTTAAACGAATTTTACAGACAGTTTCCGAGAACTGAAGAGCACGCGTTTAGAGATGAAACAAAAAACAGTATATTTAATTTGATAAAAATATACGAGCAAATAGATTATAACGAAGAAATGTCAAGGACTCTTGGTATTACAACTGGTAATTTTCAATGGGCTAGCGGCATAAAAGATACTCAAGTTATTTTTTATCCAGATCCAAAAGGTAGATTTAATATTAGTTGGGTACCTAAACAAGAGTTACAAAATAGAGTTATATTAAAAAATGGAATAAAATATCCTGGTAACGAACATATAGGTGCATTTGGTTGTGACTCGTATGACATATCAGGAACCGTAGATGGTGAAGGATCTAAAGGAGCTTTACACGGTTTAACTAGGTTTAGTATGGAGGACGCTCCAGCTAACAGCTTCTTTTTAGAGTACTTATCAAGACCACCTACGGCTGAAATATTTTTTGAAGATGTATTAATGGCCTTAGTATTTTACGGCATGCCAATACTTGCAGAGAATAACAAACCTAGACTTTTGTATTATTTAAGACGTAGAGGTTATAGAGGTTTTAGCATGAATAGGCCTGATAAAGTTTGGAACAAACTATCAACAACAGAAAAAGAAATAGGTGGTATACCAAACTCAAGTGAAGATATAAAACAAGCGCACGCTTCAGCTATTGAGATGTATATTCAAGATCACGTAGGTATAAAACAAAATGGTGGTTTTGGTAATTTATATTTTAATAAAACTTTGAATGATTGGAGTAAGTTTGATATAAATAAAAGAACTAAATTTGATGCTACTATAAGTAGTGGTTTAGCTATAATGGCTAACAATAGACACTTATATGCGCCAAATGCAAAAGTAGAAAAACCTAAATTAAACATAAACATATCAAGGTATAAAAATACTGGAAATATGTCGCAAATAATTAAAGAATAAGTATGGCATACTCTGGAGTTAAAAGTTATTTTCCTAGTCAAGTCGTAAGCGATGTAGAAAAAATAAGCTACGACTATGGTTTAAAAGTTGCAAAAGCAATAGAGACAGAATGGTTTAATAACGACAGGAATAATAATAGATACAAAAATAATTTAAATAATTTTCATAACCTAAGATTATATGCTAGGGGTGAACAATCAATACAAAAATATAAAGATGAGTTATCTATAAATGGTGATTTATCTTATCTTAATTTAGACTGGA